CTATCTTTTTAACTTGACAAACTAATATTTTTTTCAAAAAAAGCTTGACAAAGTAAAATCTTTCTAGTATACTATCTCTAACGAATGGGGAATAACCCCATTCAAAAACCACCAAAATAGAGAGAAGATACTATGACCACTCAAACCATTGTTCTCAATTCATCATTGTTGTCCGGTGCTGAAATAGATCCACGGTGGTCCAATGGTCCATTTCTTGGAATCAAATTGATGCCAGCGAAGGCCAAAGGAAAAAGATTTGAAGAAATTGCTCAGTCTATTTTTGAAATGATTGGTTTAACTGTCACGAAACCAACCAACAGCGATCACGACAGAATCGTTGACGGCAAAAAATTCGAAATCAAAGGAAGCACCATCACTAAGGGTTCTGAAGATTGTTTTAGTTTCCTTCAGATTCGGCCAGCACAAGACTACCAATTTCTTATTCTTGAAACTTTTTGGTTCGATGGTACTATTCAATATTACAAGATTCCAAAGACGGAAATCAACCTTCTAATTGAAAAGGGCGTTTTTAAAAAACAACATGGTGGAAATAAGGCAGAAAGTGGCACTTTTTGTTATGTTGGTAACCTTAGCCCCTTCTCTGAATATTTCTGGTTTGAACGGAAGGTCAATAAATAAAACACATGGCAAAAAGACATACTAAACAAAACAACAAACAAGCGTTAGGACAATACTTCACTACAAACGCATCAGATATTCTAACAGGTTATGAACATTTAGTCAGTGACAAAATAGTGATTGATCCGTTCGCTGGTGGTGGTGATCTTCTCAATTGGGCCACTATCAACGGAGCGAAATCAACCATTGGTTACGATATTGAACCAAAGACAAAAGACATTATCAAGAACGACAGTCTAGTAAACCCACCCGGTTATGAAAACTGTTTTCTAGTCACTAACCCACCTTATCTAAGTGCCAATAAGTGTCGTAATGGAGATCGACGACCATATGAAATGTGGGGAGCATCAGATTATTACAAGTGTCATTTGGCTAGTCTGGTCAATGGGTGTGATGAGGCGATTGAAATCATCCCAGCTAATTTTTTCTGTGAAAGTAGAATGACTGCTCGTCAACGATTATTTAAGACTCATCATATCGTTAGTGCTAAACTATGGAATCAACCGGTGTTTGAGGACACCACTACTGGAATATCCGTCCTACACATCAAACGAGGCGTCAAGACAAAACAACAGTTCCCTTTGACTATTCTTCCAAAGAATATTGTTGTTGACATGGAGTTAGAAGAACGATACAATTATCTCAATGGTGGGGAATTCTTTGACTACATCAATGGAAACGATCTGATCAAGGTGGTTAAAGTTGAAGTTGGGTCGGAATCACCTAATACTAATCTGGTGTTTGGACTGCTAGATAAGGGTGCTAGACCGGTTGGACTGAGTTACAATCACGATGATCCTATTTACTGCCAACCCAAGAGTTTTACCACCTATCAGATCTCTCTTCCTGACTATGATCTGACTACTGATCAACAACTTCAGATCGTTGATTTATTCACCGATAAGTTGAGGTTCTATCGTGATCGTTATCATTCGTTATTCTTGGCAAACTACATGGGTCCAGAACAAAAAATATTGAGTCGTGACTATGTTCATAAATTATTGTCACGAGTTATCAATGACTTGGGTATCTTGCCCAGAAAAATGTCAAACTTATTTGAAATTTAGTCAAATCACCACTTGACAATCACCAAGAGATCATCTAAGATGGTGACTCATACAATCAACAATCCATAAGGAGCAAAAAATATGTCCGCAGATAAAGTTTTCACTGGCGAAGAAAAAATCAAGTTGAACCAAGTCATCAATGAAGGCATGTCCGTGTTACACGAAATTGAAACACTCAATGAAGGTCTTAGCGACACTGTAAAGGCTATTGCTGAAGAATTAGAGATCAAACCATCTGTTCTGAAGAAGGCTATTCGTATTGCTCACAAGGCAAAATTCGCTCAAGAAGCAGAAAATCACGAACTATTAGAAACCATTCTGACCACGGTTGGTCGCACTCTGTAATCTAACGGTGACTGAGTCATCAAGGAGGAATTATTAGTTACGTCGACGCAATTCAGGATAGAGAAAAAGATATCATTCATGTGGTTGAACGGATCAACGGAAAACGAGTGTTTCGTGAATATCCCATTGAACATATTCTTTACTATCCCGATCATAAAGGAAGTTACACCACAATCTTTGGTACTAGGGTGTCGAAGTTCTCAACTAAGTCTGTCAAGGAGTTTAGGAGAGAACTTGCTATTCACGAAGGCAAACAACTGTTTGAATCTGACTTCAACCCTATCTTTAGGTGTTTAGAAAACAACTACAGAGGCAAGGACAGTCCCGAACTTCAAACAGCGTTCTTCGACATCGAGGTAGATTTCGACAAAGATAAGGGGTTTAGTCCAACCAGTGATCCATTCAATCCAGTCACAGCAGTATCTGTGTATCTATCTTGGTTGGGTAGAATGGTCACCTTGGTAATACCTCCAAAAACCTTGAGTGTTCCAGCAGCCGAAGACATTGCCAATCTATTTGAAGACACCATAGTTTTTGAAAAGGAGAAAGATCTACTAAATGCTTTCCTTGATCTGATTGATGATGCCGATGTGTTGTCTGGTTGGAACTCGGAGGGTTACGATATTCCATATTTGGTGAACAGAATCACCCGAGTGTTATCCAAGAATGACACCAGACGGTTTTGTTTATGGGACAAACTTCCAAAACTCCGTACTTTTGAACGATTTGGTGCTGAACAGTTTACTTTTGATACGGTTGGTAGGGTTCATATGGACTACATGCAACTTTATCGAAAGTACACCTATGAAGAACGACATAGTTATTCGTTGGATGCTATTGGTGAACATGAACTAAACGAGCGTAAGGTTGCCTATGAAGGTACTCTAGATCAACTTTACAACCAAGACTTTAGAAAGTTCATTGAATACAACCGTCAGGATACTCTACTGCTTCATAAGTTAGATCAAAAACTCAAGTTTATTGATCTGGCTAATGCTATTGCTCATGACAACACGGTATTGTTACCTACGGTAATGGGAGCGGTGGCTGTAACTGATCAGGCTGTGATCAATGAGGCTCATAGTCGTGGTCTTGTTGTTCCTTCTCGTGATAGGAATAAAAATTCCGACGATAATCAGGCAGCAGGAGCGTATGTAGCAGTACCCAAGAAAGGTATTCATGAATGGATTGGATCGGTTGACATCAACTCGTTGTATCCTTCAGCAATTCGTGCTCTAAACATGGGTCCAGAAACTATTGTTGGACAACTTAGACCTACTATGACGGATGAATACATCAAACAACGAATGGATGAAGAACGATGTACTTTTGCTGCTGCTTGGGAAGGAGTGTTTGCCACCTTAGAGTACACAGCAGTAAAGGAACGACGAGGAACTAAAATTACTGTTGACTGGCAAAACGGAAAGTCAGAACAGTTTACGGCAGAACAGATATGGAATATGATATTCAGTGGTAAGAACCCATGGGTTCTAACTGCTAACGGAACAATTTTCACTTATGAACGAAAGGGTATCATTCCTTCACTTCTTGAAAATTGGTACGCTACTCGTAAACAACAACAAAAAACACTGAGATCTTTCATTGAAGTAGTGAACGGAGTAGAACTACCCAGTGACTTAGCAGACAAATTGAAGGATTGAACATGACAATCACTATTGACAAGGTCAGATCTTTTGACATGACCCGATTACAAAAACTAATTGATGAGGGTGATGTTGACCGTCTCAAGTTGTTTATGACTGAGTATGGGTTGACCCTAGTTGACGGTAAAATTGTTCCGGACAAGACCCACAAACATCTATGGGAAGAGTCTGTGAAGTATTGGGACAAGAAACAGTTGGTTACCAAGATCAACCTCAACTCTGCTTATGGGTCACTACTCAATGCTGGTTCTAGATTTTATGACAAACGAGTTGGACAGTCAACTACCCTGAGTGGTAGAATGATCGTTAGACACATGAGTGCCTTTATCAATGAGTTCATGACTGGACAATATGACCACACTGGTGAAGCTATCATTTATGGTGACACCGACAGCCATTTGGGTTCTACTGTTATTAGAACAAATAAAGGAAATGTTGCCGTAGAAGAACTGTTTGAGTCATGTACGGAGTTTTGGAACAATGGTGATAAGGAATACGCGAACGATTCTACTTTGAAGGTTCTATCTTATGATCCAATGGATAATACACTAATGTATGATAGTATCAATTATATATATCGTCACAAAGTAACTAAAGATTTATATGAGATTGAGGACGAATTGGGAAATATCGTAACAGTAACAGAGGATCATTCGGTCATGGTGGAACGCGAAGGCATATTGTGCGAAGTTAAACCAATGGATATCCAGGAAAATGACATACTAATATCTGTTTATGATAAGTAATGTATGGAGCATAGCTCCATACATTATGGAGCATAATCATGACAGGCAAGAAAAGAACTTTAGAATCTTGTGTTATTAAATATGGATCAGACGAAGGATTGATACAGTATGAGAGATTAGAACGTGAACGCATTAAACGCCAAGCACGAATCCCTGCGTCGGATTTAGAAGCAGATTTGATATCGTGTCAAGAATGTGGGAAAAAAATGAAACGAATATCACCGACGCATTTAAGAAACGGTTGCACGATCACTATGACCTCAAAAGAATATAGAGAGAAATACCCAGATTCGCCGATGACTTCGGAATCAATGAGGTCACTGACGGGACATACGAAATTCAGTTGCATAGAACGACACGGCGAGGAAGAAGGACTGAGACGGTGGAATGAATATCAACAGACACAATCCATATCGAATACATTTGAATATAAACAGAAAAAATATGGTTGGTCAAGAGAGCAATTTGATGATTTTAATAAATCACGTTCGTCAACTCTTGAGTTATTCGTGAAGCGACATGGAGAGAAACTCGGTCTTGAAAAGTGGGATATTTATGTTGAGTCACAACGTTATACAACCACGTTGGAGTATTTTGTAAAGAAATATGGAATTGATGAAGGCACAAGACGTTGGACCACCTTTGATTTAAGTAGACTGCATAACGGAGGTAATTCTATATCTGATGCAGAAATTAACGTGTTTAATACACTGAGTGAAAAAGGAATCGTGTTAGAATCTCAGTATAAAATTAAATCTGATCGTTGGTATGTGTATGATTTTGCGATTCCAGAAAAAAAGATTTTAATTGAATTCAATGGTGATTTTTGGCACATGAATCCAATTAAATTTATAGCATCAGATATACAAGCTAGGACTGGAAAGACTGCCGTCGAAGTGTGGGAGAATGATAGAGAAAAGAAAAGAGTGGCCGAAGAATTAGGATATCAGATATATGTGATCTGGGAAAGTGATTGGAAAAAAAGATCAAACGATATTATTAACGAGATTAAACGATTGTATGAATGAAATCAAGGTATTTAAGGGCCGTGTGAAATCAGTGAGAAAGATTGAAGCGGCCAAAAACGAGTATGTTTATGATATTGGTATGAAACACGACGTAAATCAATGGTATTTCGCCAATGACATCTTAGTTCACAACTCAAGTTATTTCTCAGCATGGCCAATGTTGACTACTGATAACCCAGACTTTTCTTGGTCTAAAGAAGACTGTATCATGATGTATGATAGCATTGCTGACCAAGTCAATTTGAGTTTTCCTGCCTTTATGCAACAGTCATTTCATTGTCCTGATGATGCTGGGAAATTGATCAAGGCTGGTAGAGAAATTGTAGCTACTCGTGGTTTGTTCATAACTAAGAAGAGATATGCTGTTCTGATCTTTGACTTAGATGGAAAACGAACAGATATTGATGGGAAACCGGGCAAGATCAAGGCTATGGGTCTTGATCTAAAACGAAGTGATACTCCCAAGTTCGTTCAGGAATTCCTAATGGAGATTCTGAATGATGTATTGACAGGGTGCGACCGATCTATTATTATTGACAAGATCGTTGAGTTCAAACAACGATTTGTTGAACTTCCGTCTTGGGAGAAGGGAACTCCAAAACGAGTCAATAATTTGACCAGTTACACTGCTAAATTTGTGGTCAACCACAAGGCAAATCTTCCCGGACATGTTAGGGCTGCCGTCAATTGGAACCTTCTTAGAGGTATGAACAACGACAATCATAGTTTGAAGATTGTTGATGGTCAGAAAACCATTGTGTGCAGACTGAGATCTAACCCTATGGGGTGGACCAGTATTGGATATCCTATTGACGAACAGAATTTACCTACATGGTTCAAAGAATTGCCATTTGACGACGGGTTGATGCAATCAACCATTGTTGATCAGAAAATAGACAATCTTCTAGGAGAGTTAGGGTGGAATTTAGGAGAGGAGACTGATACAGTGTCAACTTTCAACTCCCTATTCAATTTCTAAGCAATCTGACCTTTTTACTTGACAACATCTATGAAATTGTCTAAACTAAACATTGTAAACTACTTTACTAATAAATTGGAGAAAAAATGAAAAATTATCTATTAGACCTAGTGTCTCATACCTACGAACTAGGATCTATTGATCTGATCAAGGTCACCGGAACCGACACAGAAACTCTTATCAATGCAGTTGCCGATGACCGTTCAGTCGTTATTGAAGGTAAACTGATCACACCATCTACTGACTTTGTTGGTGAGTTCGGTATGCCCAATCTCAACAAACTCAAGATTCTACTCAACCTTCAAGAATATCGTGAAGGGGCTAAGTTGAATCTATCTCGTCGTTCAAGTGGTGAACCAGACGGGATCAACTTTGAAAATGCTGCTGGTGACTTCAAGAACAGTTATCGTTTTATGACCAAGGAAATCGTTGACGACAAACTCAAAGTTCCTAAGTTCAAGGGAGTAAACTGGAGTGTAGAATTCCAACCAACCGTATCTGCTATTCAACGTCTGAAGATGCAGGCACAAGCAAATTCTGAAGAAGTTACTTTTCAAGCAAAAACCGAAGGTGGTGATCTCAATTTGTACTTTGGTGATCATTCTAATCACGCTGGTAATTTCGTGTTCCAACATGATGTAAACGGTAAATTGACCAGAGGTTGGTCATGGCCAGTCAAGACTATCATTTCTATTCTTGACTTGACTGGTGACAAGATTTATCGCATAAGTGACGATGGTGCTACTATGATTACTGTTGATTCTGGACTGGCTGTTTATGACTTTATCCTTCCAGCTTATTCAAAGTAATCCTTATTCAATTCAATACTAACAAAAACAAGAGGACGTTATGGCTAAGGTAAAATTCCAGTCTCGCGAAGCGTACAACACCATCTTTGGTGATCTAGAACGTTATCTAGACTTCTGTCGAGACTATGGATACCGATTCAATGAATCAGATCTTTACAATTTCAAGAGCTATCCATGGCAACAGTACAGTAAATTCATCAATGGCAAGAATGCCAAGAATATGTGGTCGGAAGACACCAGAAAGTTCTCTGGTTATCGTCGGGCCTAAACTAAGTGTTGTTACTTTCTTGGGTCTTACTTCTGTAAGACCCAATCTTTGTCCACATTAATTTACAGTGGTCAGCGAATCGTAGTAAATAAAAACCTACAACACAATAGATTTTAAGAGAAAACAATGACCACACATACATACAAAATCGCAGTATTACTACCCACTAGGGGTAGGACCGACGCTCTGTCTAGAAGCGTTATCAGTCTATTCAACCGAGTTCTAGATAAAGGTGCAGTTCAATTACTATTGGCTTTTGACAATGATGACGACGTAGGTCTTGACCACTTCCATTCAGAAATTGCTCCATGGTTAGAGAGTAAAGGTGTTCCTTTTGAAGCATTTGAATTTGACAGTCTAGGTTATGAGGGTTTGAATCAGTATTACAATGCTCTTGTTGCTGAGGCAGATGCTGACTGGATCTTTATCTGGAACGATGACGCCATCATGGAAACTACCGGATGGGACCGTCAGATTTCTGGACGAACTGGTGAATTCAAATTATTCGCTGTCAGGACTCATCGTGATCACCCTTACAGCATCTTCCCTATTATTCCAATTGAATGGTATGAAACCATGGGATACTTAAGTCGACACCAGATGATTGATGCTGAAGTTAGTCATCTAGCTTATATGTTAGATATTCTAGAAAGGATTCCCGTGTACGTCACTCATGATCGTTTTGATCTCACTGGTAATAATAACGATGAGACTGAACAGAATCGAGTTCGTTATGAGGGTAATCCCCAACATCCGTTGGACTTCTCTAACCGTCACTTTGTCAATGAACGTATTCGTGACACCGAGATCCTTGCCAAGTACATGGAGTCTCGTGACTTAGATACAACTTGGTGGCAACGAGTAAAGAGTGGTGAACAGAATCCATGGGAACATCTAGCTGAGAATGATCCTAATCATCAGACCACGATGAGTTTCACTGTTAAGAAATAATATGAAAATCACGGAAAGTAAAAAAATTAATTCCTGTTTGATCACAGGTAAACCTATCACTAAGGTATTTGAGTTTGGACAACACGCTTATGCTGATACATTTATTTCTGAAGATCAGTTAAATCTATCAGAACCAGCATTTCCACTAGACGTGTATCTGTGTCCAGAGTCTGGTCATCTTCAGTTAGGTTATGTTAGTAACGCTGAAGATCGTTACAATCTTTACACCTACAGTTACACTTCAAGTAACTCAGCCTATTCGCGTAAACACTGGGATGAGTATGCTGCTCAGATAAAAGATCGGTTCAACCCCACTAACTTTGTTGTTGAGGTTGGTAGTAACGATGGTTATTTGGTTGGTCGATTCAAAGATACTTGTAAGGTTCTTGGGATTGACACATCTAAAACTATGTGTGATATTGCTGCTAAGAACGGTGTTCAGTCGTTTGCTGGTGTATTCACTGAAGAAATTGCCAAGTCAATCGTCAATGCTCACGGATATGCTGATGTCGTTATTGCCAATAACGTATTCAATCATGCTAATGATCCAGTAGACTTTACACGAGGAGCAGCAGCATTGATTGGTGACCGTGGTAAGTTTATCTTTGAGATGCCTTACTGGAAGATCATGGTTGAGAGTGGACGATTTGTTGACATGGTTTACCATGAACACATCAGTTACTTCACTGTGAAGAGTGTTAATACACTCATGGAACTGTGTGGTCTGTCTATCGTTGACTTTGAGATTGCTGATTATCATGGTGGTAGTCTACGAATTGTAGCCGAGAAGGTTAAGGGTCAGACAATCAACACAGAGATTTTAGAAGCTATCACTGCTGAAGAGGAGTTGGGGTTATTTGATCCTCAGTTCTATCATAATCTATTTGTTAAATTCAAACAAGATCGTGTTGCATGGTTAGCTAAGTTCTATGAAATCAAGAAGAATGACCCTAATGTTGTTATCATTGGTGTTGGAGCAGCAGCCAAGGCTAACACTTGGTTAGTATGGCACGGTCTAAACAAGAATGATTTACATTGTATCACTGATTCTAGTGAATTTAAACAGGGCAAATACACTCCACTGACCAGAATTCCAATTCGTGGAGATGAGGAATTTGTCAACCATGAGAATCCATATGCGTTGATTCTTAGTTGGAACATCAGTGAAGGACTAAAGAACGCATTATTGAAAGTTAATCCAAATACGAGGTTTCTATCCCAATGAAGAAAATTAATATCTATCAACCTATCCCAGACACTGGACTAGAAGTTCACAGTGATGCTAGGGGTACCATCGCGGATGTTTTTTATGGTACCAGCATCAACCATGTTTGTGTTCTAACCAGTGTTCCAGGTGCTGTTCGTGGTAACCATTACCACAAGAACACCACTCAACATACCTTGTTGACCAAGGGCAAGATGCGTTATTGGTGGCAGGATGCTGATCAATCAACTCCTGCTCAGTCGGTTGAACTAAGTGCTGGGGATATGGTAACCAGTCATCCAAATGAAATTCACACTCTTGAGTTTTTGGATGCCACGTCAGAGAGCATTGTATTTACAGAGGGTCCACGTGGTGGCGTTGACTATGAGAAGGACACGTTTAGAGTAGAGAGTATTATTCCCCTATGAAAGCAATGATAATCGGTTCGTCCAGTGGTATTGGGTTAGCGACTGCCGATTTATTCAAGGCTCAGGGGCATCAAGTTGTCAATATTGATAGGGAGGCTATTGACCTCGAACGTGTTGATAGTGATGAGTTGTTGAGAAAACGCTTGACAATACATCAACCAGATGTTATTATTAACTGTGCTGGATATCTAGGCGAAAACGATGAGTCTGCTAGAAGATCTTTAGCTGTAAACGTAGAGTCCAACTGGTCATTAATCAGATATTATGTTGAAAACCCTGCTCAACGTAGGGTAAAGATCATTATGGTAGGCAGTAGTGCTTATCGTGAGGGCAAGAAACAATACATGATGTACTCTGCTAGTAAGGCAGCAGTCCACAACTTATGGGAAGGCGCTAGAGGTTATTTCGAGAACTCTCTAGTAACCGTCAGTGTTCTTCATCCTGTCAGAACACGGACCAAAATGACTATCAATAGGTTCTCGCCCAATCTGGACTATTTTGAACCAGCAGAAGTGGCTGAAGAATTATTAACACTTGCTCTAGATCCAACGAGTAAGTGTGTCTGTTTATCATTCAAGGAAAAATTATGAGAAAAGTAGGTGTATTAGGAAAAGGAACCGTCGGTTCAGCAGTTTATGAGGGATTGAAGAGTCTTGGTCATACTATGAGTTTTTATGACCCATCATATCCAGAAACTCAGTTCAGTGACATTTTGGACACTGATTGTGTATTTGTAAGTGTCCCCACCGATCAAGCAGATAACGGTGACTGTGATCTTACGATTGTCAACAAGGTTTTAGGTCAGTTGGCAGAAGAAGAGTACAAGGGACTTATTGCTATCAAGAGTACGGTAGAGGCTGGTACTTCAGTTCGTTTGATTGGTCAGTATCCTTCTCTGAGAATTTGTTCTGTACCTGAGTTCCTTCGTGCTAAGACTGCTCTTGCCGACTTCGTTTACAACCACGATGTTTTGGTTATCGGTGCTAATAATGATGCTGACTATGAGCTGATTGAGGAAGTTCACGGAAATCTTCCAAAGTCAGTTGCTCGCGTTAGTCCTACTGAGGCAGAGATTGTCAAGTATTTCAACAACGTACATCACGCAGTGTCTATTATCTTTGCCAACATTGCTTTTGAAGTTTGTAAGAAGCTTGACTCTAACTATGAAAACGTGTACAATACTATCATCAAGAGAGAGTGTTTCAACCCTAGTTATCTAAAGTGTAATGATAATGTTCGTGGTTTTGGTGGACATTGTCTTCCCAAAGATACCAGTGCTTGGAACAATCTAGTCAAGAACCTTGGGTTGGAATTTGAATTGATTCAGGCAGCCCTCAACGATAATAAGAGAGTGTAATGGTTAAGATCCTTGTAACAGGTGCTAGTGGACTTCTTGGTACCGAAATTTGCCGCCAACTTAAGTTAAACCCAGACAATGAAGTTTGGGCTCTTGACAATCACTCACGTTCAAGTAGTATTCCTCCTTGTGATGAGTTCCGTCAAACTGATCTGAACGATCCTAACTCTTTGGGATTACTTCCCAGAGATTTTGATCAGATCTATCATTACAGTGCTATCAATGGTACTACTAACTTCTATGAACGTCCTACTGAAGTGTTAACTAACAACTTTATCTGTGATGTTAATGTCTTTAGGTTCGCAGAAGAATGTCCCAACCTCACTAAACTAGTGTATGCTAGCACCAGTGAAATCGTTAGTGATGACCCTACTTGTCCGGTTCCTGAGTTAGTTGATATCAATATTCAAGATATCCATAACCCACGGTGGAGTTATCGTCTAGCTAAGATCTGTAGCGAGAACTACTTGGTCAATAGTAAATTACCTTGGGTAACTATTCGTTACTTCAATATTTATGGTCCTAGTAGTAAGATCGGTCATTTTATTGGTGATCAGATCAAGAAGATCAAGGAGGGTAAATTCGAAGTTATCGGTGCTGACGAAACTAGAAGTTTCTGTTACATTGAAGACGCGATCGAAGCTACTGTTTACTGTGCTAATAACGTACTGAAACAGGTAGTCAATGTGGGTAATGATCAGGAAACTCTGATTGAAGATGCTGTAACAATTATCGCAGATGTTATGGGTCATGGTGATGCTCAGTGGAACTTCCTACCTGGTAGGGCTGGTAGCACCAAACGTCGTTTACCCAATATTGACAAGCTTCGATCTCTAATGCCAGATTATTCCCCTAGAACTTTTTATCAGGGAATGACAGAGATCGTAAAACACATAAACTAAAATGAAAAAACACTACCTGCATTGGTCTGAGGTTGAGAATCAAACGCAAGAGATCATACGACAGATCTCTCGCAGTCGTTGGCACGCTGACTATGTCGTGGGTATGACTTGTGGCGGATTAGTCCCCGCCACTCTTTTAAGTCAGTACTTTGAATGTCCTATGTATTCACTAGACATTGGTGAGTCTAATACATGGATGGCAGAAGATGCCCTAGGACATCCAGATAAAGAAGTTACCAACATTCTAATAGTTGACGACTTCAATAACACTGGAGATGCCTTTAACTGGTTAGTTGATGATTGGAAACGGTGTTTGCCAGACGTCTCTAATTGGGACAATGTCTGGAAC